ATGCATAGGGGGTAGGACAATTTTTTGACCCCCCTATAGGGGCCTTAGTTATCAGGTACCTCCACCTCTTTTTCAACCGAAGTCCATAGCCCCGTTGCATTTAAACGACAAATTTGATCAATTGCATCGTTTTGTGTTTGTATATCTTCCAATTCTGAAACTAAAGATGACGAATAACAAGATCTGGCTAAGTATTCGCACGTCAAATGACCATGAGCTTGATCATAAGCATACCATTCATCAAACTGGTCAAACGGATTATAGGGATTATCCGTTGTAGTAAGCATTTTTTGAATAACTTTCATTTATGGATTCTCCTTTCTAATCACATTTGACCATAAAATATTACGTTATCATTTGTTAAGAACGTCATTAACAGCCGATATAGAAATTCCAAGAGATTCTGCAATCTCTGCCTGTGTATAATCTCTTGTTGCGTAAGACTTTATCATTGCTTCAACAGATTTAGGCAATCCTCTCTTCTGTCTTGGGGTAGCATAGTCCCTAACCTTGTCTTTATCAGAATTAGCTATGATTTCTTTGACTTTAGAATGCCTTAATGCGCCTGCTTCAATAGCTTTCCATTCTTCTGGCGTAATGTTAATCAAAGAATCTTTCTTTCTTGCTCCAAATCTTGCTCTTGCATTTGCTAAAGATTGAGCTTTAATCTTTTTAAGCTGGTTCTTAGCATCCTCATCCTGAAGATTAAACAAATTGTATGCTTTTCTCTTCTCATGAACAACAGCATTTGCAAACACTTGTGCTTGTCTTTCTCTTGGAGCATTCTTGTATGCTTCCTGAAGTTTAGCATTTAACGAATCAACTTCATCCTTAAACTTTATAGAAGCTGATTTACTGAAATCGCCATTCTTTGTATTAACATATTCTTTTCTTGCTTCATTTCCAAGCTTTTTCATCTCATTAGCAAACTCTGCATACTTTAATTCCTGTCTGTAACGCTTATCACTGACTAATTCATATGCATCGTCATGAGTTTCCATTTTATGAAGCTCTGTAGTACGTGGTTTTATCTTACCGGTCTTTTTATCGATGTATGTTCCACCTGTTTGTTCAAAGATTTTAGCACCTGTGGCCTTATCTATCTTGTAGTAATCCTTTCTTTCAGGAACACGATCGGGGGATGTAGCCCTGGTAATGATAGTACCAGCCCCGGCATTGACCCTACCTCTATATTTCTTATTGAGGTCAGCTATACCGTTGTCTATATAGGACTGCTGCCAATCGTAACGGTGTTTAACAGCATCAATAATGACCATTGAATGTTTAACAGCGGGTACTACGTCATCAAGAGGTGCTCCTGCAAGAGTCATATCCATGATGAGGTTTGTAATCTTGCCCATTTCCTGCTGCTTACGCCTCTCGGTAAGCTCTACCATACCTTCACGATATGGGTACTCCCTATCAGGTTCAAAGTCTCTAAGTCTCTGCTCAAATTCCTGAACCTTTATGTACTTACCAGCACCTCTATCCATAGGAAGACATACTACAGTATCACCATCGTAGTCAGCACCAGACAACTGTTTAGCTGTTTCAGGTCTTACACCAACAGCATCCAATGCCTGTTTACCAATGTTGGCCTTTCCTTCTTTATTGCTGTTATTAACAGTAAGGACTGGTATTTCAAACTGACCTGAATGTGGGAATCTTATAAGTGCTAAACGTTCTCCATTCTTAAAGTTTGGAGCATAAATCTCTCCTGGTTTCAATGATGGACATGGTAATAATAACTGTGTCCTTTGACCAGGTAAAGAATGACCTCTTAATTCAACAGCATCTGAATCACAAGAGTCACCAAATTCCAATAATAACTCTTGCTTTATAGCAGGATTTGTTAAAGACTTTATTTCTTCAAACTCTGCTTTCTTTTTCTTTAAAGCTAAAGACAGCTGTTGCTCAATAAGAGGTATTGGCTGCTTTGATAAGAACTGTGAAGGTAATGTTCTACCCCATTTGTCCCAATCCCCTTCCTCGGAGACCTTGTTTATCGGGGACAACTTATAATTACCATTCTTATCCATGTAATGATACTGTCCACCAGCTTTGATATCACTGTTATCATCGCCAATACCTGACTCGCCAGCGTTATCACTACCTTTTATCTGTGCTCCAAATGGATTGTCCTTGTCTATCTCTCCAGTCAACTTATCACGCTTAAGTGGTTTAAGTACGCTGTGATCTTTAGGACCTATCATTGGAACATCTTTTGTTTTATTTGTGTTGAATACTACGTCATATCCATCAGGAATATTATCACTGTACAATGCAACACCTTTAAGATAATGGCTATCATCAACATTGATGCGAACCTGCGCATAGTTTGCACCATTTAATGAAAGGTCTTCAACGCCACGACGTAACTCTATAACGCCATCTTTATCAGTACCGCCATCTTCAGCATATCTTATAAAGACTCTTTTGCTATCAAGAGCAGCCGGATACTCAATACCAAACAATGTTTTACCATCATCAGATACTTTATAATCTGTAACAGACTGTATCTTATCACGATTACGAGACAGGTCACCATATGTAGTCTCTGGTGCAGTGAGTACACGCAAATTAGTATAATGACCAGTTCCTAACTGCTCCATTTTTAACTTCTCGACATGGTATCCCTGTTGCTGAAGTATAAATAATGCCTGATCGAGTTTAGAAGAAGTTATGTTTAAGCAGGATTCTGTACCTTTGCCGACATCCACATAATGTTTATCATCGACAGTCTTCTTCAAAGCTTCTACTATATTGTTCATTTCTTTCTGACGATCAACACGGCCTTCTTTAAGGTATGAACGAACAGTAGATTCGTTTATGTTTCTTCCTAACTGCCTTGAAAGATCTCTAGCAATCTGGGAAACATTAGCCGTTCCTTTTTCAGCCATGTAAGTATCATATATAGTCTTACACAAAGCCATATCACGGGAACGTCTAGCTTTTGATGCTATAGACTGATACTGCTTAACACTAGTCTTACTTATACCAAGACCAGTAGCTATATCATCATCAGAATACCCCATTTGCTTGTATTCTCTGATGAGCTGTGCTTTTTCCTGATAGTCTTCAGTACGAGACCACTTAAACCATGGTTCATGTTGCCCAGGATTCTCTCCAGTTCCGAATTCGTAACGACCAGAACCTCTTCCTGGAGGGTTATCATCGTGACCCACTCCATGATGGGCTATATATTCGCCATCTGCAGTATATGACATTTTTAACGCCCTCCTTTATCATCCTTCAAGCTCTTAATAAGTCTGTCAGCTTTAACTCCTATATTCATTATCTCCTGTATCTCTTGCGGATCTGGTAATTCTACAAGAATGTCACATGACTGATAAATACGTAATTCTGCTTTAATGTCATGTGGTTTGTATTTGTATTTTAAACAAAACAAAGCCATATAAATTCTAAGTTGTTCCATATGAGCTGGTGTTATTCCGGTTTTTAAATCATGGATTCTTAGAAGTTTTGTCTTTTCATCAAAACATATTGCATCTGTAGTACCAAAGAAATTCTCAGAATAAAATAAAAGAACTTCTGGAGTCATGTGAAAACCAATGGCATCGTTAACAAACATATTTAATGTCTGCCTTGATCTTGGTAACTTTTGGCCAAGAAGTATAGATTCACAAGCATAAGCATGTAAGCGTGTTCCAATTTCTTTTTGCTTGTAATTCTTATACACAGATATTAACTTATCATCATTATAGTTTATCCAATGGTATTGCGATGGGGATAAGAATGCATGTTCTCCTACAAACTTTAGTTCGTTACTATCATTTATAAACTCCATATATGTCTCCTTTATCATTGTGGAGCCTAAAAAATAAAAGAGAGAATCTGCTTCCATAAGCCCAAGTCAGATCGGCTGGGTGGGAATCGAACCCACATTATAACTCTCTCCTCTATTATAGGCGAAAAAAAACACGCGAAAAAAACGTAAAAATTAGTCTTTAAAAAATGCCTTAAAAAACACTAAAAATATAAACTTTATATACATTACAATGTAAAAAGTTTTACAAAAAAGTATAATTTTTTAACTACTTTTTTGGCACTAATTTTTCATGTTTTTAACCCATAAAATGTTTTTCGTTAAAGTCTTCTTTGTTATTTATTGCCTCCCTAATTTTTAAATCTATACTACTTCTGGAGAATAATACAAAGTAATACAGATTATCAAACGGTGTATTTCTACGATCAATCCTACCTGCGCTTTGCACAAATATTCTATAACTATATTGCTGACTATAGAATATTATTGTGTCCGTAGTCGTACATTCCCATCCTTCAGCACCTGCATTATACTGTACAAGATATGCCCACTTATCACCTTTAGGAACTTGCTCATGTTTATGTCCGTTCCATTGTGCATAATCTATACCAGCTTTTTGCAGTGCTTTTTCTATTAATTCTAACTCATAATTAAATGAATAGAATATTATCACTTTAGGATGAGTATTAAAGATTATTAGCATTTGACCAACTCTATCAGGATCACTGTTAACAATTTTTCTTAATGCAACGCACAATTCAGACGCGGTTTCAATAGGTTTATCATCGTCATAATTCCATTGTTCTTTTAAGAGTTTTCTATAAGCTTCTTTATTATAACTGCATAGCACATCTGTATATAAATGTTGTTTTGTATTCTTATAAGGAAGTCTTACAATAATGTCATGTATGTATCTGTTCATTTTTCCTGCATTTACATAATGATCTATAACGGGATACTTTAAACCAAATTTATACACTATATGCTCTCTAACGAACTCGGTTCTATTACGATAGAAACCATTTGCTAAGAATAGTGGTACATAATCCTCATATTTATCACCAGGTGTTGCAGACAATAAAATCCAGTCATTATTCCTTGCAATCTTTAAGAAACTTTTAACCCATGTTCCTTTACCGACTACTCTTTGCTCATCAAATATAAAGAAAGATTCTTCTATATCGGTATACTTTGTTATGTTGTTCCAAGAGTCTACAATATAATCGTCCTCTTCTAAGCCAAACAACAGGCACTCTTTATCCCATTCTTTTGAGTCTCTCTTTTTTGCTGTAGTAATTATCACTAATGGAACAGGATTGTCTCTAACACCAGGACAATTTTTGTCACCATCACATACTTTATAGTAATAATAGGCTAACGATGTCCTGGATTTACCAGAGCCAGTCCCGCCACAAAGGACGGAACCGGTCTTCAATTTCTCTACAGCTTTAAGCTGTTCTTCGTCGAGAATCATTTATCATTCTCCCATAATTGCTCCTACTGCAGACGTAGGAACATCCGCATACTTTCCAGCAAACCTGTCTTCAACCATAGTCACATACAAAGCCTTAAGGTATCCACTAACACCCTGCTTACCCATGACATTATAGTTGTACGGGTTGACAACGACGTCGCATGTCTTTATGTCTATGAAATCAAGCATGCCGACAGTTTCCTCATTGAGATCCTTAGCGCCAGTAGAAGATATAAGCTTAATGTTCGGGGGTCTCTTACCAAATGCAACCTTAACAGGTAAGATATACAACGGCGGAGTATCCGGATCCTGATCTTCCTTAGGCATTATCACTCTTACATTCCAGCCATCCTTAGCCAACACAGCATATGTATCCTCATCAATGATGATGTTGAAGTTACGCTGACCTTCTGCATTGAACTTACCAGCCTTTCCACTGAAGTTTCTCCAAATCAGCTGTGCGTTCTCTATATTAACCGGCTCTGTTACTCTATACTCGTTCATATTATTCTTCCTCCTATTATCACTGTGCCTTTACTGCTGCTTTGTTGTACGTGAATCTGTTGCATCCTGTGAAGAACCAGTTCTTGCCTGCTTCCTTCTGAATGTGTCTACGCATGCTGCGCTCCTTGTGCTTTGTCTTTGATGCCATTTACTTTTCCTCCTTTTTAAAAGGGCAGTGCCTCAGCATCAAGGAATTCCTCAATGCTGTTGTAGCACGAATGCCCAATATTTTTGTTCAATGTTTCTATCATTACATCTTTTACATCTGATGCAATGTTTAACCAATAGCTCTGATCAATATAATTCTCAGTTTCTGTGCCTTTAACTTTCTCAGCCTCAAGCCAACGATAGCCTTTAGTACCCTGAACAGCGTCAAACTTATCACCGTTCTTACGTACTAATAAGCCTCCGCCACAACCAGGAACGACAGGAACAAACCTACCAACACGTCCAACAAATTTATAATCGTGGCAGTCTGCTATACGTCTCTTTATGAGCTCTATCTGATTATCTGTCACATCTTTATACATCTCAATCTTCTTATTAGATGGAGCAGCTAAAGAATTACCAGACAAATATTTTCTTACTTTAAGTATATCATCGAGCTCTTTCTCCATATCTATAGACGATGGTTTTTTCTCATTGAAGTCAAGATCTATCTCAGAAGTTACAGCACATGTTAAACATAAATCATCAAATGTTATCGGTTCATGTGTAAACAATGTTTTAAATGTATACGGTGTCTTGAATCTATCACCCTTCGGATACCATTTGTTTTCGTTCATATCGTATGCTATAAACTCAGCATCATTTATAAGACATACTCTATCAAACTCATCCTCGACTTCAAACTCATAACCATATTTCTTACCGTATTCATTAATGAAGTTTGTGATGTAGTCATCTGGATTCTCAACCTTTATTGAGTCTGTCTTTATATGGACTACTGTGTATCCGAGTTTCTCAACCTCTTCTTTAAGGTTTATCATGAACAACGCACCACGTTTAGCAACGATGTTGTCAACATTCCTAGGATCCTTAAACAAGTGATCGAATGAAGCACAGGTCAAACCATATACACTATTGATTGCTATCTTCAATGCCTGTACTAAAGCTTTTCTCGTAGCATCATCGCCGACATATTCCAACAGCAAACCATCAAGCAGAGTCTCAAGCTTCTCAATATCATTATGTTTTGCTGCAACTCTTGCTTCAAGTATTTCTTTAAATCTCTGTGTGTATTTACCGAACAAGTTCAATGCTATAAGGCTATGTGGATGCATAGATACCACATCAAACACTTTAACATGTCCGTACACACCAGGACTTGCATATACATATCCGCCTTCTCCTGTTTCGATTCCTTTGTATGTGGATTTGCCGTTCTCAAATTTATAACCAGGGAACTCTTTAGATAAGTCTGTATATACAAGTTCTTTTTGTACTTCTTCTCTACTGTCTTTACCGAATATAATTCTTGTAGTAAGACTGTTTGTCGTAGAGTTTGGTGTCATACCAGCGATCTTTGCTAAGATCTTTCTGGCTGCCCAGTCACCTTGTGTTGCATTCCATACGGCCTCGGTTGCAATTACGTCGTTATCACAGTAATGTGCAACCTTGTCCCAAAGCTCTTCAGGAACAGGCTGGTCCCAAGGCAATCCTAACTCTTCATGATGGATTCCTAACTGGATTTCCCATTTCTTTAAACTCTGTTTTGTTGCAGCATAATCGTATATATCTGTGTAACTTATGTTGAATGCTTCTTTGAAGAACACATCCTTTGGGCCTTTCTTTCCAGCGTTTATTATTCGCTGTGAAAGCTGGTACAACTGTTCATTCGAATACCCCATCATACGTGCGTACAACATATGGTTATCATATCTTCTGCAGTTGAAACCTACTAAAGGCTGCTGCATTAAAGACTCTACCTCTGCAGGTGACGGGTTTATCATTCGATGTATTCTTTTACCTTCACCTATCTTTTTCCAATTTATTATGAAGAGATTAGGAAATACCTCACAGTCAAAGAATACTATTTCGTCTTCTATCGTTGACATATCACTGACGCCATTGATAGAAAGACCAACTTTATCCCAATCAAGATCCTCTGACGGTTCTTCTGATTGGAATTTCATCTTTGCAACAAGCTTCAAGCACGCATCTGATTGATTTGTACTATCCATGGCAAACGTCACTATCGCCTGACGCATATCACTGACATCGTAGTGCATGCCAGATTCATATGCTTGTTGTAAGGCGTTATAGATGTAGTCAATGCTCGGCTTGGTATTAGGTGAGATCTGCTTTGCGAGATTCTTTGCTATGATGTTACGCAAATGTTTCTCGTCAGCAATACCTTTGAAATCGACCATCTTTTCTCCTTTCAACGGTAGCCCATCTCTTATATGAGCTATAGGAATATCATTGCATTTTGTTACTTTTCTACGTAAAGAAGCGTTGCCTTTAAACTTCTTTATTTCGATATTCTCTGCATAGATATTACCTAACAGATCTATATCTCCATCATAAATATAATGAAGATGTACTCCACCACTTCTACTTAACTCGGTGTATGTTGGTGGGAACTTTGCTGCTGCTTCCAAGTTAAGTTTAGTACTCTTTTTTCCGTTCTCGTCTTTCAAGTCAAAGTCTATGACAATATAATTCTCTGGCATCAACACATAGTGCAATTGAGAAGTATCCAGATCTTTTAATGTTGTCCGTACGTTTTCCCAAGCTTGTTGTGGCTTACCGTCTCGCGTTGCATACTGAGCCTTCATGTTGGCCAATACATCATCCAGCAAAGAAGGTATAATGGTGAGTCTTATTTTATCGACAGCATGTCGTTCGATTACTCTCATACGATCTTTGAACAAATCAACTTTAAAGTTGTTGTAGAAATCTTGAATATCATTGCCCGTTGCATCTTTAGTACGAGTATAATACTCTTCAAAGTAATCCTTTAATGCTTCTCGAAATTTGTAGGTTGTCATCTTGAAATCTGATCCGCCATTATCAACCCATTCTTTATACAATGTATATGCCTGTTTCAACGTTGTAGAGTTTTGATTCTTAAACGTTAAGTAATATGCATCTACAAAGTTAAAAAACGGGTCAGTTTTATATATCATGTCCAGAGGTCTATATCCACTATAATATCTCTTTCCTAATGTTTTATAGACTTGCATACAATGATACGCAATAGCTGACGTTTCAAATTCTATAATATCACAGAGCTCTTCATATCTACTCTGTTCTACTGTTTCACCTGTTGGATGTACATCAATAAGTCTACGTATGATACCTGACTTTGCATCTGTGATCTTAACAGGTTTATTTGTACCTACAAACAAGAAACAATTTAAACGCATTGCATATATATTTTTATACTTTGCGTTGATGTTTATCATCTCATGTGAGACTACACTATTTATCTTTGTGTTGTCTTCTATACGAGATAAATCACCATCATGTTGTATACCAACCAGTGGATTGTTTTCGAACGGTTCCAATGAGAACGAGCTGTTACCGGATCCAAGTGCTTTAGAATCAAACGTTGTAACATAACCAGGGAACATATGGTCTATCATATTCATGATCGTAGACTTTCCTGTTCCTGCGTTACCATACAGTACCATAAACTTCTGTATGTCTTTTGATTCTCCACACAATATAGAACCTATTGCCCATTCTATCTTTTCACGTTCTTCTGGGAAGTACAGAACATTGACAAGTTCCTCGTAAGCCGATATATCACCCTTCTGCGGATCATATGGCAATCGTCTGGATTTGTAATCTTCACGTCCTATCTTTTCAGATAAGAACGTAACAGTATCATCAAGACTATGCCAATTGTCCGGAAGCAAACGTACATACTGTTCAAACTCTTTTGCTGCTTGAGACTTATATGTTCTCATGTAGTTTACTTTTTCATGTTTGAATTCAGGTTTATCTTCAAGGAACTTTTGAATATCATTGTCTATACACTCATACAGACGATACATATCTGTACACCATATACTATTTGCATCGTCCCAAAAAGCATAGAACTTTCCACCTTTTATCATTAAGTCTTTGGACTTGAGAATACGTAACGAAGGACCGATTTCAATACGGCCATGGCCATTTCTAACAGCCTCTATTTTGTAAAAATCCATATGAAATCTCCTTTATCATTTTACTTAATAGTAATTTTCGTTTATATACGCCATGCAACATGTCCAAAGCTCTTCCTTACGTTGATTGATCTTAGGATCTTTTAGCGGAAATAAGCCGCCAACTCCGTCCGGATGGTATGTTCTGTTTATTATACGATCTAAGCTTGCTGCCATAGTCTTTTCTGTGAAGTCACACCATTTATCATTGATAAGAACCTGTGATGCTTTGGTGTACTTTGAACCAAACTGTCCGTACTCAACAATATTGTCTATGAAGTTCCAGAACAAATTAGCCGGAAGTTCCGGTTTATCAGGATCAGCAAGAACATAGTCGTTAATATGTATAGCTAATGCCACGAGTATTTCGAACATACTAATAGGTATGCTATTTATATCTTTTGCATACTCTTCTTTGAGTCTTTCATCTCTAACATATATAGTTGACAACCATTTAGTACGCAATTGTTTTGCATCTGATACACGATTATCATCCATAGGATTCAAAACTACAAATGGTGTACGATGTAGCAATGAACACAATTTTGTATAGTCATTAGACTTATGTTTGCTATCATTTAGGAGAGACAAAAGAAAAAAGAAGTAATTTTCTTTAACGTTTATCACTGCTCCCATTAACCTTTTACACCTCCATCATAATCGAGATCTGGTACATCGTACATCTCTGCATTAGGCTCATCCCAGTCAACTGTTATCATTATGTCGCAGCCGAGATACGGATTACGTACGTATAAGACCTGACCACTTGAACCTTCGTCAAGATTTCTTAATATGTCAAGAGCTTCTGTACCAATATCATAACTATAGTCCATAACCTTAACCTGTGCGATACTATCGACAAGAAGATCTGCCGACGGATAGTATGTATACTCAACTTTATCCCAGGTATCACCTATGTGGTTCATCTCGTCTTCGTATTCTTCAACCGGTATGATTACCGGTTTGTTGTTTTGTTCTTTTTGATCCCCCTCATTTATAACTACCTTTTTAGGCTGCACATGATTTGGTTCTGTGCTATCTGTAGGATTAATCTTAACGCCTTTGTACCTGCGTATAGCATCATTCATAACGGATTCTGTGACGTGACTTTCTTTTTTCTCGTCATCTTCATCTTCTTTTAAATCGTCGGTCACATCTTCCATAAGCTCTTCCTGAATTTCCTTGAATCTTTTATCATCAAGGTGCTCTTTTAAGAGCCATCCTATAGCAAATCCTGCTATACCAGATACTATCCCAACGAATATAATCTTTTTGTTCATACTCTATCTCCTTCATCCAATATTACACCATGCCCTAATGGTCGCGAATGACAAAAATTATAGTAGTCATAATCCACATCCAAAACGGATGCCAATTCAGAACCATTGCTTTTCATAAGAAGTTCTGTAGTTGTATATGACACTCGTCCGTCACATCCTGGGCATTTATAACTGTACCCACGATTGTCCGTAGGTTCTTGTTCCCATCGCTCTCTAAGCTCATCGCCACTCAGCAGGATTAAGCATCCACACTGAGGGCAACGAGTAGTATATATGTTCTCTTTAGGAAGTCGTGCCATGTTAAGATTCTACAACACGTACTATATCATCTATATGGTCATCAAATTCCATACCAAGAAGCGATGGATTCTTGGGGAGTGTGCCCATAATATCACCGTCAACATTGAAGTCAACAATGAGCTCTTCGTGGTAACCGAGAGGGCTTGTCATATCTTTAACAATGATCTTTATAATGATGAGATGTATCTTGCCGTCGCCACCTTTCTTGCCGTATATCCAGCCCGCTCTTCTTGATTCAGATGTCTCATCGATGCCAAGACGTTCATATATTTCATTAAGAAATACTTTCTTTCTTCCGGCAAGGATTCTGTTAAAATCACGCTCTGCTGCCGCAAGTACAACTCTGTTATAGTCGATATCTGCACTAGCTTCTGTTGAGAATTCCGGAGTAAATCGTATTGCATAGCGGCTTATAAATGGTTTACTTTCGTCCGATGTAAGCACTTCTTCCTCAACGATCTTCTTCTCACCGTTTTCATCAACAACCTCTTTCTGGATCTTTTCTTTCTTAAGACCATACATGTATTCGAGATCTTTATCTGCTCCAAGATCCTCAACCACACGAGCACGATAATCCTCTAATGCCTTATTGGCTGCGGCAAGAGAAGCTGCAAGGATACCATTCTCTTTCTTAACCTTACCAAACGCGGCGAAGAAGCATACGATGCCTGCTGCCGTAAGCGCTACACCAGGTGCAAAGAGCTTAGCAACCTTAATGGCTGCTGCCTTCTTGATCATAAGAAGATCCTTTTTATATGTTTTATCATCTGTATACTCTTCCTTACGATCGATAATGTCTTTCTGAGCATCCTTAATATCACTCAGTTCGTCCTCAAGCTTTGAAGAAGCCTTTGCTATAAGAACAGTACCGCTTACAACACCAACCGTTCCTAATCCCATAAGAATCTCAGGTGTATGAGCAGCAACTGCTCTTCCGGCTCTTATGCCTATGTTTTTTATTGCTGTTACAAAACTCATTTTTAAGTCCTCCTTATCTTAATGAACCAGCCTTGGCGATATCTATATACCATCCGCCTCTTGTCGGTAATACTTTTGCATTCATAACTGTATCTTTATACCATCCCCAATGCTGGAGAGTGTAATCGTAATCTCCTTTATAGAGATCAAGATTGATTAACTGCTGATAGAACACTGCAACAGAGACAGAACCATACTCTATAGCTGTGTCACACAACACAGAGAATACCAGGTCTGCATCATCCTTTGCGTCAAACTCCCATTCTGAGATATTTAGTTCTGATCTTCTAGGAGAAGACGCAGATATAACTGTATTGGCTCCTCCTCCGTTGCTGAATCCACTGTAATTTATCCGGCTATTCAACGTCATGTTATTACGCATAAACGTGTTATGATTCACAGCATGCTTTCCATCGAACAATGCCATTGACAATGCTCCCATAACAACATCAAACACTGTCTCCTTTATTCTTGGAATTATCACCTGCTTGGTGACATATTCGCCAATGCCATCTCTTTCTTCTGAAAGAAATAACTCCGCAAATGAAGACTTCTTTTTAACCTTACCTTTTGCGGTTCCAGACTTCAATTTTGGAGCATTGGCTTGCTGTTGCTGCCTTGCTTTATAAGAATTAGAGGGGAGACTATCCTCCCCAGGCATCTGTACAGTTGCCATGAAATACCTCCTTTATAATCTTTCTCGTGGTACAGGATAGTTCTGTGGTACCAATACAAATACTGCTTTACCATTCTTTTCTGCCACATATGGCTTCTTGAACTCGAAGAATCCATTATCAATATCATAGCCAAGTATCTCGCCCATGATCGTACTATCTATTCCTATAAGATCATACAAATCATTAATGGCCTTCCACATCTCGGTCATTAAATCTTTGTTGAAATCGTTCACAGCCTTCTCGATCTTACGAATATCATGCTTAAATACCTGTCCAGACAATGCATCACAGAAGTAGTCATCGCCACCGCAATCTTTAGCCTGTGTAAACTTCTCTTCCGGTATATCATCGACCATGTCTTGTGCAACCTTAGCACGTATGTCTTCGGCCTTCTGTTTGCCAGCAAGCTCCTTTGCACGCTCATACGTACGATTTGCCTGTTCCGCCATCATTGTATAAGCTGCCGTCATAGCAATAGTACGCTTCGTCTGTGCATACTGACCTGTGATTATCATTCCGGAACTTATGACAATCATTGCTGCTGTCGGAATATAATCTTTCCAAGTCATACTGACAATATCTTTAATAGTGATCTCGCGTTCGTCACCGTCCGTATACCTTTTATACTCTTCAGTTTTGATCTTGTTGTATGCTCCTGGCGTAGCTTCTACTGCAAATATAACAGCAGTAGTAAATCCTGCTATGCCAAGACCTGTGAGTATCTGCGGTGAATACTTTGTCATTAATTTCATTCCACTTTTTAATATAGTGGATAGACTCATAGCAGTCACTCCTTTCTAAAATATAATTGGGTGAGAAAAAAATGCAGAAGCGACAATATTTCCGTCGCTCCTCGCTATTCAGTTTTCAACAATCTTATTCAGTTTCGGTTACAGTCTCTGTTTCAACTGTCTCCGCTTCAGTCTCTGATGTCTCTTTCTTCTCGTCAGGATCGTCAAGTCTCCTTGCCTCTGCTAAAGCCTCCAAGTAGTCATCATCATCCTCGTCATCATCGTCGTGCTTGCTGCTAAGTGCTGCGAATGCCAATCCGGCACCTATCAACAATGCTCCTCCAATGATGAGCTTCTTTTTGTTGGTGACTACGAAGTCCTTTGCTTTTGCAAAGAAGCCTTTCTTCTCCTCAACTACCTTTCCTTCTTCATTAACTGTTGCATCGATAGTTTCTCTTTCTTTATTATCTGTTCCCATTACTTTTTCCTCCTTTTCTGGGATTGTTTTAGTCCTATTATAAGATAAAAAAAAATTACGAATTTATAAAAATTAAAAGGGACCGAAGTCCCTTAAGATATATTTGTTGTTTTAAATCCGTGGTTTCACTAAGAAACTCATTCCTTTCGAGATGAGCGGTCTGCTTTCTTCAGCATATAACACCAGACATATACCGCCTATGTATACAATACTCTTGAATACCGTCTCTGCCGAGATTGTCTTAGTCTCATCAACGACCTTCTGCTTAATCTTCTTAATTTCTTCAAGCTGACGAAGTAAGTCCGTTATTCTCTTCGTCCTCCTGTCGACCTCAGAAGTCAGCATCTCGATCGATGAAGCGTACTCTTTCTTCTCGTCAGGATCGTCCGTTTCAGTGTACTGTTCCTGATACATCCATATGTCATCGTTAAGCTTATCGATGTACTCCTGCTCATCTTTGATCTGCTTCTCAAGTGCCTTTCGGATAACCTCAATATCTTTGGTTGTCCCTTTCAACTTGCTTTCTATTGCATCTTTGATTTTTCCCATTACTTTTTCCTCCTTTTCTTGGGTTGTCAAAGCACAATTGCTCCTAATATAGGAAGCAAAAAAATTACGGGAGCGTATTTCAGCTCCCTTATTTCTAGCAATATTCCTTGTAAAGTCTTTCGATCTCCTTCGGATCTAACACCTGTCCTGTATAACGGTTGGAACCCGGCTTGATTATCTTCTTCAGCTCATACTTAAACTTGATTTCACTAATCGGGTTATTGGTATAGAATATCATATCGTCCTTCTTACCATTAACTCTGATCAGAACATCAATGTTCGTTTTCTTTGCTAAGTCTAATACTGCTGCCGAGTACTCCCCCATGTTTGGTGCATACGGGTGCACGATTACCAAAATTGTTCTCATGTTTTCTCTCCTTTCTGTACGGCCTATTGCCTATTATAGGACTGAAAAAACATGCGTTTTATGCTAAATGGTATTCAAAGTAGATGCCGCACGGTCACGTATAATATCATATGGAGCAAGTCCACAGTATTTTATGACTCCAGCATACTTACCAGAAAGCTTCGCCAAATCAGCTTCATACTTACAGAAGTGTTCCTTATTCATATGCAAGGATGCAACCTCTGTAATATCATTACAAAGATTAAGAGACTTACACCAGGCATCAAACAAAGATCTATAATCTTCCTGAGCTACATTAATTCTTTTCATAAGAGAATTAATATAATCCTGCTGAGCCTTTATAAGCTGATTACTAGCATCCAACTTAATGACTGCACTAGCCATGGCAAGACCAAACCCAGCGGTTATCAAATTGCTTAGCTTTCTTAAGTTATCCATATTTGGATGATACTCTCGTCCGAACTGCTTACAATGCTTAAATTCATCATACTCCTTTAATAAGCACTTTGCAGCCAAAATATCACAGCCTAATCCAGCGACACTCATGATGTTAGCTATAGTGTACTTACTCTTTACAATACCTGTCACTACCTGAAGATCCATTTCTTTGTCCTCCTTTAAGAAAATATAATAGAGGAGCATATTTCAGCTCCTCATAAGTCACATTATTCAGTTTTTTCCGATGCTTCTTTGACTGCGTTTCTCAACGCCCAGAATGCTTTCGTAAATTCTCCAATCTGTCCATTATCACCGGCATTTATGGTGCAGGCAGTGTGCGCAAGTGCTGCTGCTCCTATACCAACAAGTATCTTTGTTCCTACTGTTGGCATCAAGGGCATCAACAGCTTTGTCACTGCTGCCTCCGTCACAAATCCGACTCCAACGGATTCGACTACATCCAAAGCAACTTCTGCGTTGTTTACAATCTTGTCCATTTTCTCGTCATCGATTTTCATATTGTTCTCCTTTCTGAATTGTAATGTTCCTACTATAAGGAGAGTTTTTTATGCGAATGCAAATATCATGACTGCTTCTTTTTCTTAGTATCCTTCTTCCAGCGTACAGGCTTATGAGAATTCTCATTTGAAGGATTGTTAAGGCAGTCATTGCACGGATCCTCATACTCACTCAGATCATAGTGCTTACACGTCGGACAGTAATCTCCAAAGTGTACTTCTTTAAGCGCCATTATTTGCTCTCCTTTCTATTATCATCTATACGCATATTGATCGTTGACTTGCCGCTATTGAGCAATTCATCAACGTCCACAGCCGTCTTTATACGCAGCTGAGCGTTTCCGTCAGCATTATCCTCAAATATCAGAGCTCCATGTGTTGTAGCTTCAGGTGTACCACCTATATTAGTGAGCATGGATGCTATGAACGCTACAAGAGATACAGATATAATCCGTGTCCAGTTTAGATCCTCAAACCCTGCACCTACAACTATCATAGACACAGCGGTCTGGCAGAATGTCTTAAATGCCCTTACTAATATTGCTTTTAACTGTTCTTTACTCATTCTTTGATTCCTCCTCTATAGCATCTGCGAACTTTATACCATATACCGGCTTATCATTGCCCTGGACTTTGTAGTCGCACATCAGAACATACACAGCCTTTGTGATAGTATCTGTTACAAGGCCAATGTATACCGGGAACTGTATGTCTTTCATAATGACATCTTTGTGAAACTCAATCCAGTCAGATATCACTATGACATCCATAGTCGCACCATTACGGTCCTTCATGCATACTGTACGTGGGTCTTTCTTTTTAATCTTCGGCTTTGCCATTGTTTTTGTCCTCCTTATTCTTGTATATACGTATGACAACGTCATCAAGTTCGATAAATATGAACCCGTCCTTATCCCATAATTCTTCTGCAGGACTTGTCATCTTCTTGCAGTAGTCTCTGCTTGAATCTACGAGATGCATAGCGTTGAATCTTGCAGATACATAGTCAAAACAGTAGAACTTAACTATGGGCTTTTCTTTTAAAACCGGCATATCACTGATCCTCCTTAAGCATATTTAATGACAACTCTAAGTTTTGCGTAAGCTTTGAAAGCTGTGCGTATGTATACTTATCTGCTCTTATGTTTTTCATAATATCATCTATTCTGTTGCTAAGAGATATTAACTGCTCCATTGCAGATTTACGCATAGATGTTACTTCTGTCTGTGTCTGAATATCACTCATTTGTTGAGTCCTCCTTTCTTTTCCCATCCCAAACAGTCTTCACAGCGTTGCTTATTTCACGCATACACTCCGGACAGAGATCTGGTGTGTTGTAGTCGTATCTTATATCAGACAAGTCAATTGGTTTAACTGCATCATTCCATGTATCATATTTTGGTGGCATTACTCTGTTATATACATTAATGGTGAAGAAGATTTCTTCTCCTTTTGCAGCATCGCCTAACGGATAATAATGCTGGTTACCAGTGTTCAGTTTCTTTCCACATCTGTCGCAATATACTTTTACCATATTAATTTTCCTCCTTTATTTTTAACCCATTCGGGTGTTTTGAACGCCATACACGGTACTCATGTACCAACTCTTCCGGATCTCTAGTGTTAAGTGCATCAAGTAATGTTCCGCCATAAATATCATATACTTCAGCTGAGGTTAAGCCTTTTACTTCTCTACCCCATGGTGGATTTACAAGTATACGTATTACTTCAAGTAACTCCTTAGTGGTTACTAACGGCATAATATTATTCCTCCTTAGGCTCCCATTTAGCATGATTACTGTCTGTGAATGGCATAGTACAAGACGCGCAAGGTTCTTCAAGCATCTTATATTTAACATACTTGCACGTTTTACATGATTTTTTTGGAACGTCTGACGTAGGCTTAGGCTCCCAGTTTTTAAACGGACCACAATCTATACAAGGTCTTAAAGGCTTTATATTCGAATCTGCGTTATACTTACATGTACCGCATGTCTTTGGTGCATCTGACGTTGGCTTAGGCTCACATGTGATCTTGACTTTTGTAATAGTTCCACCGGTGGCCAAGAGCTCACTGTAATGCCTTTCAACCAACATTAGCATGTTAATATTTTCTTCTGAGATATCGCCGAATGTTTTAATCTCGATACGCTGGCTTGGTTTTTCTTCTTTCTTAGGGCACTCTATATCGCTCATACGAAGCATTTCGATGCCTGTCGCCATAGCATAACGGTACTCCTGCATGGCACCTATTGATGCCTCAAAACCAGCAAGCATCAAAATATAATCGCACTGAGACAATGCAGCAAGATCGATCCTCATTATTTCTTCATGTGACCAAGCGTCGTCAAAGTGCATCCTTGCAGGATTGAATACAGAATATCCTGCATGTGTAAGCCACTGCTCGGCCTGATCAAATGCCGGCTTGTTGAAATCTTTGATACCACTCATTGGTCCACTAATAAATACTTTCTTTTTCTTTTCATCCATTTAGTTTTCCTCCTATTTACCCTGCGCATTTGCCTCTTTAAGATCTTCTATCATTTTAGTAATGTCTACAACTGCTGCTGCATAGCCCTGTGTCCAGTTGTACAGTTCGGCCAAAGTGCAATTCTGCGGCGACATTTTAACGGGATTCTCGATTATTCTTTCAATAATATTGTCATATCCTATATCAGTCATTGCTTCTCCTCCTATTTTACATGTATTCCAAACAATCCAAGCACATATCCTATAACAAAACCGATATAATATATTACGTTTTTCATTTATCGTTTTCCTCCAATTGTATATATTTGTTGAGATACCAAACTGCCTTCTTAATATCTTCCAGACCATTCTTGTTGTTATGTCTGTACAGATACTTAAAAGCGTTACAGACGCAGAAGTTTTTCACAGCCTCCTTCCCCTGCGTCTCCAGCATTACATCGATGCACTCGAACTTCCCTGTTTCGTAGTGAGACGGATGGTTTACATTGTCGACCTCGGGCTTATAACGTAGTATTTCTGCCGTCTTACCCTCAGCTGCTGCTTCCTGGATTAACTGATCACTCATTTTTGTTCATGCCCTCCTTAATTTTTTCGTATTGTTCCAAACACTTTTCGTTTGGTTCGAAGTTTGGCCGGTTATCTGTGAAATAACATGAATTACACGGATGCTGTTGCGCCATAAGTGCTGCATGCTCGCAAAACGTACACTTGGGTCTGGCTAAGATAACATCCCTTTTCTCATCACTTTCTTGCGGATCTGTATACTTCTTTTCAATCCGTTCAAGATTATCAGCAAATTCATTCAAGGCTTGCGCAACTTCTCTTGATTCGGCAATAATCCTTTTTAGATTTATTTCTGCTGTGATTTCAGGTATTTCCATTGTTTTCCTCCTTTCTATATGGGCATTGTTTACTGCTGATGCATGGACTGTTTATACGCTTTCTTGTTTTTTTTATTGCTTTGTTTGACCAGATAAGAATATCACCACGATTTTCAAATTCGATCGTAATCGGTGCTATTCCCTGATACCAAAAGTCACTATCTGGAACTTCCATTCTTTTAGCATCAGGACTTTCGTTATAAATCTCTGATGCTAATATCTTCGCCCATACAAATAAGAATGGGTCAAAATATACATTACATGGCTTTAATTCTTTACTCGCCATAATGTAACTCCTCCTTTATTAAAAATCATCCATTAGATTTACTATGCCTGCTGCCACACCCAAAAGATCACCAACCGTAAACATTAATAATAAAAATTCAATAAACTTCGGCCAGGATTCATATATACTACATACTAATAATATTGGTATGGCCAAAACTATTGCTGATGCTAATATCACACCAAGTGCTACCATTAAGTCTCTCATTTAGATCCCTCCTTCATCCTCTCTTCCCAGCTGCCCCACTCTTTCTCTTCAGCTTTTGCCGCTTCATATCCTTCGAACAGCTGCTTTTCTTCTGCTGTAGCAGCTCCTGATTCCATATACGAACGTATGGCTACGGTGTATAATATAGAAGCTCGTTTTATAGCATCTGGATCAGATACTACTTTTTTATAATGACCTAATGTGGTGCGCCTTATGCCTACGCATTCCTCTATATATCTCCAAGGAATATGCAGTTCTCTTCTCAGCTTATAGCACTCATCTAATGTGTAATATTGATACATTCTTCTCCTCCTTTCCATTAAGATGGGCTGATATCATTCTTCGCATCAAAGTTATCAGTATATGGTCCCTTATTAAAGTCGTTGAAGAAACGATTATAGCATCGAAAACATGGATCACTGTTATGTGGCGTTATATCATACGCACAATCAGAACAATTATGTGAAACAATGATCCAGCCGCTTGGAAGGAGTTCATTTATGTTTTTCCTTCCGTAAAGAACCTCTATCATGTCATGGATCACTTCGTTCACATCTCTACCTGCTTCTATGGCAGCGTTTGCAGTGTTCTCTACTGTTTTTACAAACCACTCGCTATTATATTTTTCTTTAATTTCTTCAGCCATTTTCTTCCTCCTTAAAATATCTTCTACTTTTTTGATCACACGATCCTTATCCATCGGATATAGTCCATAATGACTATTAATATTAAGCCGTTTCAACCGTTCTTCAATATCCATACTCTATGATCCCCCTGACCGCTCCAGTGTACAGCATTGTAGTGTGTATCTACTGCACAGTCGATTTGTTTCTGCCGAACACCTCCTCCCGTATCCATTATCACTCGTTCTCCGACTCCTTCAATGTAGATGTGGGTTCCGAAGGGGTATCTACGAAGTGAAGACTTTGAGAGGGCACAGGACACAAAAGCTTCAACTGGTTCGCCCGACGCAGTAAATCCCGTCCCCGTGCCACATATATGTTTTCTTTTTTCTGTACAATATGCCGTGCAATACCAAGTCCCAGCATCTTCGATTGTACCTCCTTTTGCAATATAACTAACAAGGAACCGTTCATCCTTAGACAGATACTTCTTAGCCACTTTGTATTTAGATTTCTTAGCTTTGAGTTTATCTATCTTTTTAGACAAACGATCTATCTCTTTATTGTAGATCTTCTCACGGTCTTCGTACGTTTTAACTGTTAACTCCTGCATAGACTCAAGATCTTCAATCTCCTGTAGCAGCTCTGCTATTAAAACATTGTTCTCTGATACAGTCGCAATAAGAGACTCATTCTCGGTCTGCAGATCACATATCACTGCATCCTGTGCTCGAGCCTCGTGCGCCCCCATAAGGACGCACATGATCATAAATACAGCAAATATCATAAGAACCGGTGTTAACATGTTTTCGGTGTTACACTTATCAAGGATTTTTCTCATTCATTTTCCTCCTTCGGTACGTAAACGGTATTTGGCTCATATTGTATTGTCTTAGACTTGTACTCGTGGTAAAACGACCACTTTCCACACTCGTATCCAGGTACGATCATGACAAGACCACCCTCATTAAACTCTCCAAGACTATCTCTGATGTAACACTTCTTGACAATACGCTTCTCGATATCGGTCCAGTTTGTAGAGGCATCGTACATACGACATGCTTTCTGGATGGTTCTTATAATCTCGTCCTGATTATAGAATACATGCTCCATCAACTCATCAGTTTTCATGTGATAACCGTCAACGAACATGTCTTTCAAAATTCCGCCTTTTTTAGCTTTCTCCTTCTTGAATAATGCCTTATACTCTTTATTAAGCCCTTCAATATCATTGTCAAATTCCTCGGCGGTTCCGATAAAGAAGTATGATGACTCTGATCCTATGTAAAATATAGTTCCCGGATAATCTGTCTCTACTGCATGAATAGCATCAGCGAGTTTCATCTTTCCTATTATCTTCTTAGGTCCAATCTTTTTCTTTGCTGCCATATTATTTATCCTCCTTGTTTGCGTATACGCCTGTTTTCTTAACAGGGTCACCGAGGAACTTTTTTTCGAGCTCCTCGTATTCCTTAAGTTCTTCTTCGGTTGGCTTACGATCAATTACGTTTCGTATAAGTGTCTTATAGTCATCTTTATTCAATACCATCCACCTCATTCATTGCCTTTATCCATTCCCTACGGTCTTCCTCATCAGCTACTTTCCTCCATTCTTTATAGCCCTCTTCTGTCATATATTTGGGTTTTTACTTATTTTCATCATCTTTATTTACCTGCTCAATTTTAACTAATCCAATCATCCTATATTTCGGAGGTCTGTTTTGAATTAGATCAAATCCGAGACCATTATTAATAATCTCGATAGCGTCAAACAAAGAGATACTACCATCTTTCTCTATAATACTCTCAATCTGCTCATACGGTGTCTTCATCTTTACTCCTCCTTTTGTTTAAATAAATTTAGAGACCAATGTCTCTACCTGTTCCTTACTAAGCTTCACATCTGTATTCAGATGGATGTTAAAGTTGCTATCCTTATCTGATGTGATATGAATATCACGAATAGTGACTCCATCGACATCCAGTCCTGCCTTGGCTATTCCTTTCTTGATCATCTTAGCCAACATGCTTGTTGCAAATTGTGATACAATCCTCATTTCGTCCATTACTTTTCTCCTTTTCTTTTTAAATAAAAAATGCAGAGGAAGCTATATTTCTACTTCCTCTCGCTATTTAGTTGTCTACAAACTACTTATCAAACTCGTTCGGATCAAATTTCATATCCGACCATACTTCTTCAAATGCTTCATCTAACTTATACTTTGCTGCCTTATAACTCAAGGCAAGTCCAAGTATATTTTTCATAGATACTGCTAAAATCATTACTGGTTGCATATATTTTTTCCTCCTTTTGTTAGTTGTTAAATGTTTATAGTCCTATTATAGGGAATAAAAAAAGTGCGAAATATATTTAAAATAAAATAAGAGAAGTTCGCCTTTTGGTCATATACTTCTCATTATTTTAATCATTTTAGTTCTCCTTTCTTCTTACATATGTAAGGGTTACAACGACGTTCCATGCATCGTTCTTTTCGTAATACTTAAGACCTATTTCTCTAATAGCATCTTCAACATTCTTGTATTCTCTTTGAAGTGCTATTACTCCGTCTTGTACTATTTTAAGATTCCACATAGTCATTTCCTCCTTTCATATTATTCTATTAT